CGAGCTCGGGCCGCCTGCTCCGCGGCGCGCTCACGTGGTGGCATCACTGGCCTGCTCTCCGGCCGGCTTGCGTGCGTGCCACGTGGGGAGCACCGCCTCAATGAGCTTCGCCTGTTGCGCGAGCAGTGAGGCTCGAGCCGCTTCGGACGCGTCCACGGTCGCACGCCAGCTGGTCACCTGCTCGGTGTGGCTGGTGATCATCCGGGTGATCTCGTCCCGGTATGACTTCTCGATCCGGTCGACGGTGATCTTCGGTACGAGGATTCCGCCCAGGAGCATGCGGAGCGCGGTGGTGAGCGCGGCGAGCATTGTGGCGGACAGCGCGATGAGCAGGCCCCATCCCGGTCCGGCGCTGCCCCCGAGTAGCGTGCCCACCCCGCTGCTCATCTGTTGGCGAGATAGATGGTGGTCACGGTGAGTGCGAGTCCGGTGACGGCGATAACGGCACCCCACAGGACGGAACCTGCAGCGCGCTGTCCCCGCTGTCCCGAGATGAACTCCGCCATGGGCTTCACCAGTGCCTCCATTTTGTCCGATAGCGCCTTTACGTCTTCCTTTGTGGCGTATAGCCCTCTTTCCGAACCGATCTGCTCTCGAAGCTCGTTGGCCTTTTCGTCCTTGTACGTCTGAATCTCGCGTGCCAGTTGCAGTGCCGCGAGGTCGGCCACCTCCTTGATCTTGAGCGCCTTCTCCCGCTCGACCGACACTTCCGCGTACCGGCGGTCGCGTTCCTCGAAGACCCTCACCTCTGCCGCCCGGAGCGCCGTCAGGTGGTCTGCGAGGGTGACCCATCCTGGCCCCGGAGCGTCATTCCCGGAGCGTCGCGAGCGCATCGCGGAGTGCCCGCACGTCCATGCCGATCGGGTTGATCCCGTCCGGGCCGGTCCAGTCCAGGGCGGGCAGTACGGCGTAGCACTCGGCTACGTACTTGCGCCAGAACGCCACCGTCATGCGCTGCCCGGCGCCCCACGTCGCTCCGGCGTAGGCCGTCTGGCTGTACGCGAAGATGGGCAGCGCGTGCCATCCCCAGCTGGCGCGCTCTCCGCGATACCCATTGCGCGCCCGCCACTCCTTGCCCGGCCCGGTTTCGGCTTGTGCGGTGAGCGGCAGTCCGACGCCGATGTAGACCCCGCCGAACAGGCTGATCGCGGTCCGCACCTCGAGGTCGTTGGCGTGGTCGACCTTGACGTACGCCTCGATGCGGTGTCCGCCGATGCCGTGACGGCGCCAGCGGTTGAGGGAGTCGATCTCGACTTCGCCCGTGTCGTTGGCGCCGGTCGCCGGGTCGTATCCGGTGGCGCGCGCGTATTCGGCGAGGACGTCCGCGTCGGTGATTGGCGCCAGCCGGTTCTGGTCGGCCCAATTCCACAGGCGGATCATGTTCGCCTTGGCGGCTTCTGTGCAGCATCCCGCCCGATCGTTGCCGAACATCCCGAATTGGACGGGTTTGGTCTGGGCCGCCATCCAGTTGCAGTGGGGTGGTGGGGGGGCGAGGCCAGGCTTTCGCAGGTCGGCGAAGTACAGCGTCCTGGGGTCGTGCCGTGGGGGCGCTCCGCCTAACTTGACCTGCGGTTCTGCGGGTTGCGCCATGGCCTGTCCTCCGGTTGGGGCCGTTTTGCCACACGGTACCCGCTCCGATCTGGCGCCCGCATCCTTGCTAAGCGTGCCTAAGCGGGGCTACCTTTGCGTGCATGACCACGACGCACGGCATTCGGCCCGGAGGGCACCATGAGCAGATGGACGATAGTAGTCATCCCGCCAACCACTGGGGCCGGTCTGCTACCGGTGGAGGTAGGGAGCTACCGGTGGCGTCGGTGGGCGCTGCTGGGGATGTGGCAGCACCGCCGGACGGCGACGCGCCGGTGGGCGCGCGGCGGGGCGGCGTTCATTCCGCACATGGAGGTCCGGCGCGCCGGGTGGCTGGAGCGCCGTACGCCCGGCACGCGGTGACCTTGCTGGCCCTCCTGCTCGTCGGGGGCGCCGTTGTTTATGCCGCATTGTCCGCAGTCGGATCCAGCCCGGATGCCTCGCCGGCGACCACTGCCGTTTCGCCGGTCTCGGACGGCGGAAGCTATGCCGATGCCGACGCGGTGCAGCGCGCACTGGACGGCGCCGGCCTGCCGTGTGCTGACTTCACTTCTAGCCCGTCAGGACTGGACACGGTGACGTCCAGCGGGTCGTGCGCCCTGGCCGGACAGTGGATCGTACTGGTGTACGCGCGCCACCCGGGGGATGAGGCCGCGGCCGATGCTGCGCGCCGCGCTGCCGCGGCCGGGTATCCGGCGTGGCTGTACGGCCGTAACTGGCTGGTCCTGTTCGGGTATCCGGCCGATGCACGGAAGGCTGCGGACGCGCTCGGCGGCGTGCTGGTGGCGTCGTGAACGGCTGCCCGCCGGGGGTCAACTGCGGGTCGGCCACGGGGTACGCGCATCACGGATGCCGCAACCAGCCGTGCCGCGATGCGAGCACGAAGAGGCAGGCAGAGATGAAGGCGAAGCGCATCCGGGAGCGCATGGCCAATTGCCCGCATGGCACGACCAACGGGTACGTCAATTACGGCTGCCTGTGTGACGCCTGCAAGGCAGCCGCCGCGGCCGACCGGAAGGCGTATCGGGCGACGATCCGCGCTATCAAGTACCAGCAGCGCGGCACAGGCAAGCCCAACTAGAAGGTGATGCCCTCCGCGTAGTCGGTGGCGAGGCCGATGTAGTCGCACGACCACCCGTAGGGCAGTGCGGACGATGCCTGAATCTGCAGCGTCACGGCGCTGGATGAGGTGAGAGTGGCTACCAGCACGCGGCCCACCACGTCCGCGCCGGACGTGTTGGTGATGAGCATTCGCCAGTTGACCGCGATCGGGTTGGTGTTGATCGTGGCTGTCGTCTGGAACCACCCGACCGATACGCGGATCGCTCCGGCGAGGTTCGTGTCACGGACTGCGATCCCACCTGCCGTGGCGGTTGCGGCCGACACCGACGACATACGTCCCTGGAACGTGAGTTGCCACGCTCCGCCGTTCTGGTAGGTGGTGCTCGGTGAGGTGGCGAACACGGCTTCGGCGCTGGTTGCGGTGGTACTGGCGGTGCTGGTGACTGTCCAGATGCGCTGCGGAACCGCCTGGAACGCGCGGAGTTTCGCACCCGCTACGAACGTTGCGCTCATGCTGTCCTCACAGGGCTAGGTATGTCGGCTTCCACAGGGATACCGCTGCGCCGGCCGGGATGGTGTCGGCATCATCCGGGGGGTCGTAAATCGAGAAGATCAGGTTGTCGACGTAGTGGACTTCGCCGGCGCCTGCCGCCCCGGCGAACTGGGGGATCGCCTGCGCCCACACCGCGTTTCCGGGTGAGAAGTGCCGCGTGATCGATCCCGTCCACGTGGTGGTCGAGCTGGTGAAGGTTGAGTCTGTCGTGGTGGTGAGGTAAATGCCGTTGGCGTCGAACCAGTTGAGCTGCAGCGCGCAGGTCCGTGGGATGGTGGCAGCGCGCATCCATCCTGCGAACTCGTAGAGCTGATTTGGCAGGATCGGGAATGCCCCCACGGTAGTTGACGGGTGGTGCTGCGCGGCTGTGTTGCCTCCTCCGGTGGACGTGAGCTGCATGCTGTACGTCCCGGATTTGCTCTGCGCCGATGTGACCGTGACCAGCGAATTCACGTTCGGGCACCATGTCCCTAGCCCGTCTTCAAAGGTGGACATGGTGCCGAGTAGCTGGTTGTCCAGTGGCACGTTGACCGGCATACAGATGATGCTCTGCGCTCCGGTCGCCCCCGCGATGACCAGCGCGGTGACTTGGTACCCGCCGATGGACAACTCAACGGGCATGTCTTCGTTGTTGGTCGTCCAGATCGGGGCGGGTGGCGCGGTCGCCCCGACGGTGGTGAATATGGTTGCAGCCTGATCACCGGGGGTGATGTTGGCGGAGAGCACGCACGTCCCGGGTTCGTTGTCATAGATTGCGTCGAATTCCGACGTTCCGCTTCCGGTGGCGGTCGCCCACTGGCCGGTTCGTACGAGCTCGCCCGGTGAGCAGTTGAGGGTGACCGCCCAGATGAATCGGGATATCTGCGTGCTGCTTCCCTCCACCGTCAGGTCGATATCACCTGCGGGATGCTGGGATAGCCACGTCTCGATGTTGGTGACGGTGATGCGGTCGGAGGGAACGAGCGCCAGCATTGCCTGCGCGACTCCCGGTACGCGGCGCATGTCGAGCTCGACCGTCGGGTACCGGTATCCGGATGGCTCACCGGACCGCACTACCCACCCCGCGTAGTTGCCCAGTCCTGGCTGGAGGTCGTCAAACCGTGGGTTGACGGTCCGGCTGTCCGCGTAGTCGCCGATGACCTGCGTGCCGAGCGGTCCGTCCCGATCCTCGAAGGTCGCCGACGAGCCGCCCTTCCGGGCGACGGTCGCGACGTTCGTCAGCAGCTGGTCGTCATCCACCGGGCCGAACGGTGGCACGATCTCTGATGCGGAGATATCGAGGGTGAGCGCCGTTTCACGGTTGAGCCGGGCGTCACGGCTGCGGTAGAGCAGCGCGCCGGCCGAGATGATCCCGTCATTGAGAACACCCATGTCGGTGGCCTCAGCCTCGCGCAGCAGGTTCATCAGACTGTCCCGGGTCTGTGGTCCCATCGTGTCTGGGGTGTCCCCGATCCACGTGAGGCCGATTGACTCTTCATCGCAGAGTCGGGTGAGGCGCGCGCCAGCGGTCTCGCCTTCCCATCCGTACATGGGTCCGTCCAGCTGCACGTGGTCGTACGCGTTCCAGACCTGGATCTGTCCGATGCTGGTGCCGTCCAGCCCGACCGCACCGCCCGTCTGCCCTGCTATGTAGGTGGCCGGTCCCCACGTGCCAGCGAGCGATCCGGTAGGAGCCAGGCCGGACAGGGGGAGGGTCGTGTTGAACACGATGACTGTCCAGTCGATGTTGGCCCCGTTCTGCTTGGTGGTGAGCCGTATGTTCCGCGGTCCGGCGCCCGCGACCGGAACGGCGTAGGTGTTGCTGGCGAGGATCGCTCCGGTGGGTCCGGTGATGTCCAGCCTGATCTGGGTGGTGCTTCCCCCGGGTACGTTCAGGTCCCATCGTGCGGTGGTTGAGTTCTTGACCCCTACCGAGATGATGCGCGTATTGACGGCTGGCGCGGTTGGCATGTTGAACATGCAGTCAACTTGCCAGTGCTGGTCCTGCGTGCCGCTGACGGTTCCTTTGAAGTCGCTGGTCGCGGTCATGGTGGGCAGTGCGTCGCTGCCGATGATGGCGGTGTAGTTGGCGAGTGTCCACGCGCCGTCCATGCTCATCGGGAGGCCGTTGGACAGTCCCGAGGCGAACGAGGTCGCCCCGGCTACCTCCTCCATCGGCCAGTACGCGATAGGCGCCGGACTGATCCGCGTGTTGGCCCGGTACAGGCTCGACTTGAGCGGCGTGCTGCGCTGCTGTAGGCGGCGGGTCGTCCCGGAGCACCTGAATTCGGCAATCGCGTAGCTGCCGGTGGCGTCCCACGATGGTGTGACGGATGATGTGAACCCGACGAACAGCCCGTATCGGTCCGCGCGCTCGCCAGTCAGAGACACCATGACCCTGACCGGGATGTTGGGGCGGAGATTCGGGTAGTTGCGACTGCGCGGCCCTTTGCTGTAGTCGCCCCGTATGTTCTTGACCGTGAAAGAGCATCCGGCTGGCTGGCTGGTGGTGGAGGCGTCCGAGCGTCCGAGCGGCGAGATCGAGATGACCTTGCCGTCCGCCTGCAACACGTCGGTGGTGATGTCCACCCACTGCCAGAGGGCGCCTTCGACGTCGGTTACCTGCTCGGCGGTGGGCGCCCACTCCACGATCAGTCGCGCGTTCGGGTGCATCGCGGCGAAGGTCGGGACCTGATCGAGGAAGGGCACGCCACCGGCCAGCTGCCGCCCGCCCATCCCGGGGGATGCCGGCCCCCATGGTCCGGGTGTGTTGCCCATGCGCTGCATGTGCGCAGCGATGCGCGGGGCTACCGCCATGGCCGGGGCCTGCCTTCCTGCTCGCCGACGGTCAGAGAAGCGTGGACGCGTCCACGGCCGACAGGATGGTGCGCGCTGCGGCGCGCGCGGCAGCTTGGCTGGCGAACGGTCCTGCCGCGATGGGCGAACCCGTGGCCCCGATGCGGACGCGCCAGTCACCCGGGCTGGGTGATTCGATCGTCTCGGTATGTGCGCCGGTCTCGGCGCACACGCAGTCGCCCAACATGTCGATATACCACACGGCTACAGCCTCTTCCCTATCATTCGTCCCATTTGATCCAGCATCGGAGATCAACCGCTGTCGTTGGGGTCGTTGCGCGGACCCGCAGAAACCTGCTCACCGCGATGATCGGGCGCTCGTCGGGCATCCACTGATAGGACCAGCTGAGTGGCCCGTTGCTCCCGCCGGTGGAATCCAGCGACACCGCGTCGAATGTGCGCGTCGCTGTGGTCGCACCCTCCGCCGTCGCGGTGTAGCCGGTGGCAGCCGTTCCGAGCGTCACCAGCGATGCCGGCGCGTTCGGATCGAGCGGCTGTACGCCAGCAGCCACGTGCGCTGTCACCGTGGCCGCGACATCCGTTTGGATGAGCTCGATCACGGAGTCCGCACCGGGGTAGTCGTCCATGCTGAATCCCCAGGAGATCAGCTGCGCCTGTCGGGTGGCGGGCGTCGCAACCTGCAGCATCGTCTTGATCGCGGTTCCGGTGGTCACGGACTGCTGTGCTGCTGTGGTGGGCATCGGCCCATTCCAGCAGTGGTAGCGGTGCATATCAGGCACTCACCCATCTCGGATTGATCGTGATCAGTCCCGAATTCAGGAGCTTCTTGAACGCCGTGGCGAACGCCGTGTCGAGGTTGCCAGCGAAGTTGATTGACATCTCGATCTTCCCGCCGCCGCCCTGCCCCATCATCTGTGCGGACTGCCCTGCCGGGTAGACGCGCGCCCCGGCGCCAAGGTCCACGAGCTCCGGCCCATTCTCGCCGACCAGCACCTGTCCGTTGCGCGCCCCGCCCGACGCTGCCGCCCCGCCGACGATCCCGCCGTCCGCGAATCCGCGCTTGGCCGGTTCGCCCGTCGAGGTACGCGCCGTGACAATGGTGTTTTTCGTGTAGTGGTAGTCGTACGTCCGGTTGATCTTGACGTATTCGGCCCGGTACGTCTTGGCGAACCTGTCGCCTGCTTTCCGCGCCCGGTTGAATGCCGACTCAAGCGCGTTGATTTCATCCTCGGTCATACCGGCCGCGCGGAGCGTGGCCCGCATCTCGGGTGTGAGTCGGGCGCCCATCGTTCCGGCTGCCTTGCCGGTCGCGTCCTGCAGCCGTAGCGCGGCCTTCGCCAAATCGACCAACGCGGCGCGTGCGGCGGCCGAATCCTTGCCGCCCGTGCGTGCAGCCTTGTTGTAGGTGGACTGGGCCGAAGCCATCTGCCGCTGTGCGTCGATCAAAGCAAACGCCGGGTCGTACTGGGCCTTGAGCGTGTCGCTGAGTTTCCGCAGGGATTCGGCCTCGCCGTCCGCCGAAGTCGCCGCCGACTTGAACGTGTTCGCCATCTTGCGGGTCGCATCGATGATCCCACCGGTCTGCGCCGCGTAGTCCTCGTACGATTTCTTGATCCCGCTACCCAGGATTCCGGCGCGTGCCATCGCGCCGAACGCCTTAGTCAGCCCGTCCACGGTTCCGGCCGTCATCTTCAACTGGAAATTCAGTGCGTTGAACACGACGTGCAGCGCCTCTGCCGCTCCCCCGCCGTTTTTGCTGAGTTGCGTGAAAACGTCACCGAGGGTTTTCCCGGTGCTTTTGATCCCGTCCGTCAACGCCATGATCATTCCGTCGCCGGACTCCACCAGGTCGGCGAACCCCTTGCTCATGTCCTGTAGTGCGCTCCCCATCGCTGCCGATAGGGGCTCGACCCAGGTTGAGGCCTTGGCGAATACGCGGGAGAAGTTCCCGGAACTCTTGTCCCATGCGGCGGAAATCGTTCCGATGCCTTTGACCATCGGATCGACAAACGGTTGGGCACTGATTTTGAGGGATGAGGATATTTTGTCCCCGAGCCCTTTTGCCGCCGCCGAAACCCGTGGGTCATCCTTGACCAGCATCACGCCGCCGATGAGGCCGCCCAGAGCGGCACCGCCGATTACGGCGGCGCTCAACGCGGCGCCCAGAAGCGGAGCAGCAACTGCGACCGCGGCGGCCAGAGCGACCGCCAGGGCACCCCCGAACACCGGTCCGGCCGAAGACAGCGCCGAGCCGAGACTGTTCGACAAGGTTCCGCCGAGCTTGATTCCTGCCTCCCCGAACCCCGTGGCCAGCTTCGCCAGCGATCCTGGTATCTTCTCGATCCCGCCGGACACCTTCGTGAAGATGCTCTTGCCCATTCGGTCTGCGTCGGCGGTCACCTTCTCCCCGGCCGTGCCGAACAGCTTCCCGATGCTGGTGCTCAACCGGCCCAGACCGCGGCCGGCGCCGGACGCGATCTCGTCGCCCATCTGCTCGCCGGCCTTGGCGAACCGGCCCTGCTCGCCGCGCAGCCGGTCGGTGAACCTCGTGGCGACCTTGGTAGCGGCCATCTCTGACCGGCGGGCGCCCCGGTCCATGCCGTCCACGATGTCGCGTTCCAGGGACTTCCCGATGTCCTCACCGGCGCGTTTGGCGCTGGCGCGCGCCGAGTTGAAGCCAGCTGTGGTGTCGTCGCGGGAGACGACGACGATCTCAACCTTGTTCGCCATCGGGTCGCGCTCCCCTCTTCCACTCTTCGCCGCCGCGCCGTTCCAGCGCCAGCAGGTCCCACAGGTCGCTGTCTTCGTCGTACAGGGCCGATGGGAGTACCCGGAACCGCTCGCACAGGGCAAGAATCCCGTGCGCGTCGGCGAGCTCTACAGGCTTGCTGGCAGCGTTTCCGTCGGGAGTGAGGCCAGCGTGCTCGGTGTGGTCACCGTAGGTTCGCCATCTGTCGATGGCCCGTCCAAAGGGTCTGGGATCGGGTCCTCCCCCGTGGACCTGCGCGACCACGTTCTGATGATCGTCTCGATGTCGCGAAGCTCCAGCTGTCGCAGGTTCTCCACGGTCGGTGGCAGCGGCGCCCCGTCGTCGTCTTCCAGCGTCCAGCTGACGACCCCGCTGACGAACTCCTTGAGCTCGTGGTCGGTCAACTCCCATCCGGCGAGCTCGCCGGATTGGACGCGCCCGGCCACGGCCCGTACCGCGCCGAACGTTCGGGCGCGGACGGTGATCTCGAGGCCGTGCAGCGGGTCGCCTTCGGGCCATGCCAGCGTGTAGCAGCGCCCCGTCCTGAATCCCATGTCAGCTCCAGGCCGGTACGGCTCCGTTGGCCAGGACGCCCGGCGCCGACCATGTGAGTTCGCCGCCGGCCGGCCTCGCCAGCTGGTAGTCGGTGAACAGCAGCGTCGGTGAATTCGTCGTCCCCAGTGACACTCCGTTGACCGTGAGGGTGAACGCGCGCGCCACGGACGTGGACGGAACCGAGGAGAACACGGCGTGCGAGAAGGTGGCCGATGGGTTGAACACCCCGTTGAGCGTCAACGACATGTCGGCCAGCAACAGCAGCCGCTCGATAGCCGACTTGTCCACCCCGGTGATGTCCTGCACCGATCGTGGCGTGCTGATGGTGAGGTTGGTGACGTCGTTCTTGATCACCTGCGCCGCGGCGGCAGCGTCGGCCACCGTCAGTGTCGTCCAGCCAACTCCGGACTGCTTGGCCATGGCCTAGCCCCTTTCGATCTGCGTGATGATGCGATCCTGATGCTCTCCGAAGTCGTCAACCCACGAGCGCGAGCCGAGAACGACCGGCTGCCTGCCGGACGGGTTGCCTCGCCAGTCGCCATCGCGGATCACGAACAGCTCGTCGCGGTCCAGGCGGACGCGGTGCGCCCCGGCCCGGAAGCAGGGCTGCCCGGCGCGGAACGTGAACACGGCGTGCCGCTCGTCGCGGGTCTCCACGAAGGCGCGGCCGGAGTTGCGGGCCGCGTCCTGCGAGTCGGTGTCGGCGAGCGGGACTAGCGTCCGCCACCCGCGCTCAAAGTCCGGGCAGGCCACTTCCGCGCAGTTGGCGCGGCGCCAGTGCGAAGGCAGCGGCGCGAGGATCGCGTACGACTTGTACGCGCTCGCCGGGCCTACCGGATCGACCCTGTTGAGCATCAGAACACCTGCCCTGCGATCGGGTTGCGGACCACGAGCACGGCGAACACGGCGCTGCTGAACGTCCCGGTGGTGACCACCCGCAGGTAGCGCTCCACGGTCTGGGCGTTGCTGGTGACGATGCGCTCTGTCGTCTGCCCGGTGGCCGCGGCGAACGAGCCACCGGTCACATTGGCGAACGGGTCGCCTACGGCGTTGTCGCTGGACTCCTGCAGCGTCACGGTGACGCTGGTGCCCGTGAACGAGAACACCTGAAGGTATGCCTGTAGACCAAACGTGGAGCCAGAGCCGGCGTCGACGCTGGTGCCGTTGGTCGCTGCCGTGTCGGTTCTCTTGCCTGCCGTGTGCTGTATGCCCCATTCGAGGCCGTATCCGTTGGACTGTGCGTCAACGGCGAACGTCAGGCTTCCGTCGGCTGCGCGGGTCGGGTCGTATCCGATCTGCTTGGCGACCATGGCGGCGCCCGGGTTGCCAAGCGTGGTGCCACGGCAGTACATGATCTGCGCGTCGGCGGTGGGCAGCGTCGACAGCGCGGGGTGACCGGCCAGCGCGGCGTTGTCAAAGAAGCTCGACCACGTGATGCCGCCGGTGCGCACACCGCCCAGACGCTCGGTCGCGAGCTTGTCTATGCAGGTGACGTCCAGCGGGTTGGGTCCGCCGTGGATGCTGCCGATGCTGCCCGTGTCGCCGGATACGTCGAATCCGCCGATATAGAGGTTATCGCCAAGCCCGGACTGTTTCGCCACTTATGCCACCTGCGCCCATGAATCGTTGACGATGACCGGAACCATGATCGTGCAGAAGCGGAAGTACTTCCCATCCTGCTCGAAATATCCGAATTCGGCGCGCATCGGTTCACCGGATTCGCCGAGCAGGTCGATGCACCGCGCGTTGCTCGTCATGTCAAAATCGCCCGAATAGGCGGTGAACATGACATCTGCCGCATCCATGAGCACCGGATCGATGTCGTCTTGTGGCTCCTGCAGCATGGACGACGCGATGCGCACCATGAACGCCACCCTCGCGGTAGTGCTCGCCAATCCCGACCCACCCGGATACGGGGTGATCGGGCCTGCGGTTACCGAGCACGTCAGGCCGCGCCCCGGCGCGTTCTTCGGCTCGTGGGAGTTGACGCGCTCGAACAGCCCCGACTCCATGGCGTGGGTGACCAGCACGTTGAACAGTGCCACCGTCCCCAGTGCCATGTCAGCCCATCCTGCTCAGGTAGCGGCGCACCGTGCGCGCCAGGATCGGGCCGGACGCACGATCCACCTGATCGGTGGTGCGCCGGAACGTGTGGTATCCGCGGAACCGTGTCACCGGATAGTTGCGGCTTCCCACCCCTTCGAGCCACGGACCGTATATCACGAAGTCGTCCCAGATGCGGGTTGCGTTGGCGTCGACCGGCTGCGTGACGATGTG